CCGGAGCCTCTCAAGATGGAGAGACTTGGATTTACCACTTTCGGATTGGCAATGCCAGACGTGCTCAAGGACTATGATAACCCTATACAGTCTTATCGTGACTATTATCATCTCGACAAGGCTACTTTTGCCGTTTGGTCTCACAGACCCAAACCCAGTTGGTGGGACGATGATCTTGCAGACTACGAGAAGAGGATTACAGCGAAATGAAAGTTGAAATTGATATTAATTCTGATACCGCAGATTTTCTAATTGTAGAAAACCTAAAGCAAACAATTGCTGATATGGAGCATGATTTAAAAGCTCGCGAAGAAGAAACCAATACTTGCGGGGGCTTTTTCTCTACTGATAAAGAAGAAGATTTGGTCGAAATGGCTAAGCATATAGAGGCGTTTAAGCTTACACTAAGTTATTTTGGAGTAACGAATGAGTAACTCAATTTTTGATTTAGAACAAGAGATGTTACAGTTTGCGAATGTTACTGACGACATTGAGAGAGTAACCAAGTATTTTATAGACGATTCTAAATGGGAGTCTATGCACCCTGAACTGGCTGATGCCATTATGAACAAGTATTTTGCCATAAAAGAATTGTACGAAATCAAATTTGATAATATGTGGGACACATTCGAAACAGTGTGTAAAGAGTACCATATTGCTCATAAATTGGCAGGACTTGAGCGAGACAAAGAGCTACAAGGCTTGTTTGACGAGGAATAAAAATGCACGACGCACTTATGGAGCATTGGAATAGTAGAGATACCTGCCCCAACTGTGGTGAAACTTTAGAAGGGGATGGATATAGTAATGGGGATCCTGTACGATGCCCTAACGCTTTAGAAGAGGACTGGTGGTACAGTGAACCAGACAGCGGGCCGTGGTATTGTCACTACGACCCTGATGAATAGTTATGAAAAAATGGTTATTTTTACTTTTGCTGGCAGTTCCAGCAGAAGCAGTAGAAACAATTACAGTAGTTGCAAAAAATAAAGAAAACGCTGGGTATAATGCAGTTTTTGCAGCAAATATGAAATGTAATAGAAAAGGTCTTTGGGCAGATCCTATTGCAATCGGTATTCGCCAAATTACAGAAACAGAAAAATTCTGGAGAAATCGGCAGCCTATAATTATAGAAGTACGACGTTACGAAGCTATGCTTGATTACACTTGTGCCAATGTTTGGCCTCAGCCTTATTGGAATGGCAAATAATGGCAGATAATGTAAATAAACCTCCCCACTATACCGCGCATCCAAGCGGCGTAGAGTGCATACAAATAACAGAGCATATGAACTTCTGCCTGGGAAATGCTATGAAGTATATATGGAGAGCAGGACTTAAACAGAATGAAGTTGAAGATTTAAAAAAAGCAGTATGGTATCTAAACAGAGAAATTGAGAGACTAGAGAATGGTAAAGAAGAGGGACTACGAGAATCTGTCAGCGGAGAACATTCAGAAAGTAAAAAGTCTACTGAACCCTACAGACGGGTCGAAGCCAATAACAAAAAAAGACGCTTGTTCGATATTGAACATTTCGTACAATACGGCGAGACTATCTAAGATAATAGAGGATTTTGACGAGAGAACCGCTTATGTACAACTACGAAAATCTCAGAATAGAGGTAAGGGAGCAACTCCACAAGAAATCGCAGAAGTCATTCGAGATTACTTATCGGGGGATTCAATTGCAACAATCGCAAAATCTTTATACCGATCTTCCGGATTCGTCAAATCCATTGTGGAAAGAGTCGGTATCCCTAGTCGAGGCGTATCTAAAGAAGAACGGTCTACTATAGGATATTTACCAGAAGAGTGTGTAGCCGAAGAGTTTTCGCCAGGTGAAATTGTTTGGTCGGCGCGTCATCATGCCCCTGCAGAAATTGAGTACGAAATATCCGTAGACTATCAAGCAGAGCGCCCAGGATTTAAAGATACAAATTATGAAAAAAAGTATGGAGCTAAGTGCTATTCCATTTGGATTCGAGAAGATATAGACCAAGATAAAGAATTCTGGGTATCAGGTATCGAAACAGGCGGTTTCAAAGCAGTTGCTCTCGCATACGATCTGGGAAGTTTACAACATTTAGAAAAATACGGAGTTGACTTCTCACGTTTATAAAAATAGTTCTTGACATTTTGCTTTGTTTTGAAGTATAATATATTTTCAAAATTGAGGAAAGCTATGTCTGACCGATTTTATATGCAACAACTTAACCGTCTGGGCGTTTGTCCAGGTTCAACTAACAAAAAGAGGAAACGTAGAATGGCATGGGACGACGATAAGAAAGCTCAAGCAGTAGCAATGTATGAAGAGCAAGATCCTACCCCCGAAACGAGCATGGAGATTGTTAAGTCAATCGCAGAAGAACTAGAAGAGTCACCTAATGGTGTTCGCATGATTCTTACCAAAGCAGGTGTATATGTAAAAAAGAGCCCCGCTACTGGTGGGACTAAGCCCTCCGGTAGCACTGGAGGCGGTCGTGTATCAAAGCAAGCAGCTCAAGACGCTTTGGTTGCAGCTCTGACTGATGCTGGTCAAGAAGTTGACGAAGATGTTATTTCAAAGCTGACAGGCAAAGCAGCTCAATACTTTGCTGGAGTTATCGGTAACGTAGCCGCTAACTAAAAAAGTTTTTACTATAACCACTTCCTTTCGGGGGAGTGGTTTTCTGCTATCTAAAGAAAGAACCTTAGAGTTCGGCAAAGTAAAAAATTTTACTGACCTGCTACCTAAGGAGTATTTGTGAAAAAAGAAGAACTAGCAGACATTGTAAATGAGTATGGTGATGCAATTATTACTTATAGGAGTGAAAACTCAAATAAACTAAAGTATAATGTATGTACCCTGGATTTTTCCACACCATATATACGAGAGAAGAAAAATAGAGCAAAAGAGTCTAACGAAACACTATTGTTATTTTGTTGGGACACAGACTCCTATCGCTTATTAAAACCTGCGAATGTAACTAGTGTAGTACCGTTGTCTTCAGTTTTACAGAACGAGGGCTAGTTATGGAACTACATGAAGCTCCAGAAATGTATGAAAAAGTCATACATTACGATGAAGAAAAAGAAGTTCAAGTCAGGCTAATAGTAAGTAGTTTTAGGGGTATAGAATATTTGCATCTTCGTAAGTACTATCTGGACTTTAACGAAGAATGGAAACCTACCCCTGAAGGAGTAGCAATGCCTCTAGATTTTCACAATTCAAGAGAGCTATTCGTAGGGCTTACAGAGATACTTTCTCTGGCTGAAAGTAAGGAAATTATTGAGGAGCAGTTCCAGGACTTAATAAATAACCTTTACTTAAAATAGTTCTTGACTTTTTCCTAAACTTTTAGTATAATATCTTTTCAAATTTGGGAGATACTATGCGTGATTTTCTTGAAAAGGCGAGTCTAGCTTACTACTCTGGCGCTCCGATTATTTCGGACGCTGAGTTTGATAGTCTTGTTGCAAAGTATTCTTACGATCAGGTTGGGCACGTTGTTACAGACGGGGTGCCTCACTTGTATCGTATGTACTCACTTCAAAAATATTTCGACATAACTGAAGCTGGAAATATATCTGGCTATATTAAAACTCCCAAGTTAGACGGAGCCGCTGTATCTTTACTTTATGTAAATAAACAGTTTGCTCTTGGATTAACTAGAGGGGACGGTAATCTTGGCCGAGATATTACCGACAAACTTGCTTTACTTGTACCTCCAACTATCTCTCTACGGGGAGAGGTTCAGATTACAGGTGAGATAGTTTGCCCTTCGAATGTTACTAATGCTAGAAATGTAGCTTCGGGGTCATTAAACCTCAAAGACATCAAAGAGTTTGAAGCTCGTGCGGAAAACCTTGTTTTTGTCGCATATGACATCCATAAGTCTGGTCTTGACTACGATCAGTACACTACTATATTAAAAGCATTAGCCGATCAAGGATTTAATGCTGTTAATACCTTCGATGCCAGTAACTATCCTACGGATGGTTGGGTATACCGTATTAACAATCAAAAATCTTTTAATAAGATGGGACATACAGCTCACCATCCTCGCGGTGCTTTCGCTCTCAAAGAGCAGAAAGAGGGTGTACATACAGAATTGCTCGATGTTGTGTGGCAAGTTGGTAAATCGGGTGTAGTCAGCCCGGTCGCCATTCTTAGTCCAGTCGAAGTGGAAGGAGCCATTGTGAGCAGGGCTACTTTACACAACATCGAGTACATTCGCAGCTTGGAGCTAGAAATAGGCTGTACTGTAGAGGTTATTCGAAGTGGGGAAATTATACCTCGAATTTTACGACGTGTAGACCAAAAGAAAAATAATTCTTGACTTTTACCTCAACTTTTCGTATAATATATTTTACTTTTTCGGAGAAACTAAATGCTGCGTGAGATTGTGCCTCCATCAGATTGCCCATCCTGTGGGTCTAATCTTCAGTGGATAAATCAACTTCTCTACTGCAAGAGTACCGTTTGCGGTGCCCAAAAGCAAAAGAAAATCGAGCATTTTGCTAAAACTCTGAAAATTAAGGGCTTAGGCCCTGCTGCTATCGAAAAACTTGATATTCAAGATTTCGACCAGTTATATGAGCTTGATGTAGATTATATTACGTCTGCACTTAACTCAGAAAAAATTGCAATCAAATTAAAGAAGGAGATAGATAACTCTAAGTCTGCTCCTCTTAATTTAGTGTTGCCCGCTTTTGGTATTCCATTAATCGGAAACACGGCAACGAAGAAGCTGTCTGAGACTGTTGAAAATATTACTGAAATTAACGCAGACACTTGTAAGCGTGCCGGATTAGGCCCAAAAGCTACCGAGAATCTTATGTCTTGGCTCTCAAAAGATTTTTATGCTTTTTACGACGGATGTTTGCCGTTTGACTTTAAGTTCGTTACCGAACAGAAAGTAGAGAGAAAAGGAGTAGTTTGTATTAGTGGACGATTGAAGAGTTTCAAAACAAAAGCTGATGCGACTGAAACTTTGTCAAGCCTGGGCTATGAAGTAAAGTCTAGTTTGACTAAAGACGTAACGATTCTTGTAAATGAAAGTGGTATAGAATCCGCAAAAACTAAACAGGCCAGAGATTCTGGCGTAAATATTGTAACTAATTTAAGTGAATTTCTAGGAGAACACTAATATGGCACTTCCTAAGTGGACTGATGAGCGTACCGCTCAACTGACAGCTTTCGTAGGTAGCGAAAGCCCTGTCTCCCAAGACACTGTTGCAGAAGCAGCAGATGAGCTTGGCACTTCTACCCGTTCTGTTTCTAGCAAGCTCCGTAAAATGGGCTTTGAAGTAGAACTGGCTTCTTCTCGATCAAACCGCGCTTTTAGCGCAGATCAAGAAGCAACTCTTGCTGCTTTTGTCTCTGACAACAGCGGTGAGTACACCTATGCTCAAATTGCTGAGCATTTTGAAGGCGGAGCTTTCTCCGCTAAGTCTATCCAAGGCAAGATTTTGTCTATGGAATTGACCGATCATGTCAAGCCTGCTCCCAAGGTTGAGACTGTTCGTACCTACTCTCCCGAAGAGGAGTCTAAGTTTATCTCTATGGTAAATGATGGTGCGTTCGTTGAAGCTATTGCAGAAGCTCTTGATCGCTCTGTAAACTCTGTACGTGGCAAGGCTCTCAGCCTGCTTCGTTCAGGTGAAATCGACGCTATTCCTCGTCAAGAGCACACCAAGGGTGGAGCCAAAGAAGATCCTTTGGCAGACCTCGGTGATGTGTCTGGAATGACTGTTGAAGAGATCGCGGAAGCAATCGGCAAGACTGCTCGCGGTGTCAAGACTATGCTGACTCGTCGTGGCCTTTCAGCCGCTGACTATGACGGCGCTTCAAAGAAAGAAAAGGCTGCTGGTTAAGTAGACTTTCTTTTGAGCAACCGTAGCGGGTGCGTTGCGGTTGCTTTTTTGTGTACTCGGGGAACTTAATTGAATATTGCTTCTGCATTAATCAAACAGATTATTGTGCTTCAGGATTCTGATACCTGGAGTTATCTGCGTAAGCATTATTTACCTAACGAGTACCATACCATCTTTAGTATTATTGATGGACACTCCCAGAAGTATCATACTGTTCCTACATTTGAGGATCTAAAGTTTGAGATTCGGGATAGTGCTACGCAAGAAAAACTTCTTGCTATTGAAGCACTTGAAGTTGAAGCAGAACCTTCTATGCTGCTTCAATATCTCAAGAATGAGTACACTCAAAAAGAGATACTGTATTCTCTTGAGAAATATATTGACCATTCCATATCTTTTGAAGATGCGGAAGAGTCAGTATCTCATCTGCACCAGATTGTTCTAGATATAGAAGAAAAAGTAGAGCTAGAGCAGCCGCAGGAAAGTATGCAACGTATTTCCCTGTTTCCTGCAGAAGAGGAATTGGAAAAGTACCTGCCCCTCGGTATGAACTCCGCATTCGACGAAGAATTCAAGTTTTCTCCCCGAGACTTAATTCTTGTCGGGGGTCGCCGCGGGGCAGGGAAATCCATTACTTGCTGTAACATT